TGTTCGGGCGGCTGAAGCACAACGAGCCTGGGCCTGGGTACATCCATTTCCATGCGGAGGCTGGGCATGACTACTTCAAGCAGTTGACGGCAGAGCGACAGGTGGTGCGATATGTGAAGGGTTTTGCGATCCGCGAATGGAAGAAGAAGGCAGGGGATCGTAACGAGGCGTTGGACTGTTTTGTGTATAGCTACGCAGCTTTACATTTCTTATACATGCGGTTCAACCGCAACACTATTTTTGAGCAATTTGAGAAAGCCCGAGGAGACGCCAAGCAAAAGCCAGCTCAGAAGCCAGTAGAATCAGGGTATCGGCCCCCGCAGCGTAGACTGCAAAGGCAGTCTCAATCCTTTGTGACACACTGGTGAGCATCCTCGTCCCAGACTTAATTTACGCAGGCGACACTCTCGTCTTCGATGTGCCTGATTTTAAGGATGCGATTGGCAACAGCATCTCTAGCGGCACTTACACGCTGACGTGGTATGCAAGGTTCAACCACACGCATGAGGGCGCAACTGTTGTTGGGACAGCCCAAAGCGGCGGGTGGCGGGTCACTGTTCCGGCAGCCACTACGGCTACTTTTGATGCAGGGCTGTGGACCTGGCAGGCAATTGCCACCAGTGGTGCGCTGGCTCATACGGCTGGGCGCGGGCAGTACACGGTCAAGACAACAGCGGCATATACGGGGCAGCCTGCTGCCTATGACGACAGATCTCGCGCTGAGATTGATCTGTCTTACGTTGAGACTGCCATCCGCACATTGGCGCAGGGCGGGATGGTGCAGGAGTACAGCATTGGCAGCCGGAACCTAAAGCGGTTTAGGATTGAAGAGCTATTGCAGCTCAGAGATGAGTTGAGGAATGAGATTGCCATGGAGCGAAAGCGGGAGAGAATACGCCAAGGTCTTGGTAATCCCGGCCTAGCAAAAGTGAGGTTCACCTAATGGCTATTTTTGGTATTGGCCGCAAAAGGGGTCTACAGCGTGAGCTACAGGATGCCAAGCAAAAAAATGCGTACCTAAAGCGGGCCTATGCGGCTGCGCAAAACAATCGCCTCACGTCTGACTGGATCAGTCAAGCTACGTCAGCAGACAGCGAGATTAGAGGCAGTTTGCGGACGCTGCGCAACAGGGCGCGGCAACTGGTACGCGATTCTGATTTTGCCAAGGCTGCCTTGCGGGCAGTCAGAAACAATGTTGTCGGCACAGGCATCAAGTTGCAAGCGCAGGTGCGTATGCAACGTGGCGGGCGCCTGTCCGAGGAGATCAACAAAAGAATCGAGGAGGAGTTCAAGGCTTGGTCTGTTGCTAAGATTTGTAACACCGCTGGCAAGCTGAGCTTCCAAGACATCCAGCGGCTGTCGATCACGTCAATGCTGGAATCTGGCGAGGTGTTCATTCGCTTCGTTAAGCAGCCATTTGGCGGCGGCAAGGTGCCTTTTGCGCTGGAGGTGATTGAGTCAGATCTGTTGGATGATGACTACAGCGGCATTGCCGAGAATGGCAACCAGATCCGCATGGGCGTTGAGATCAATGAGTGGGGGCGCCCTGTCGCGTACCACTTCTGGGACTATCACCCTGGCGATTACCAGTTCAGCTACGCGCAGGTTGCAGCAAAACGGCGGGTGCGCATCCCAGCCGAGGACGTGCTGCACCTGTATTTAATTGAGCGCCCCGGTCAGACCAGAGGCGTCAGTGCATTTGCGTCAGCAATCATGCGACTGCGCAACCTGAGCGGGTATGAGGAGGCTGAGATTGTGGCTGCTCGTGCCAGCAGCGCAATGATGGCATTTGTCAAGACTCCTGATCAGGAGCTGTTTGAGGACGGCACTTTTCAAGAAGATTCGGTGCTGGACTTCTCGCCAGGAAGCATCAGAAGGCTGGCGCCAGGCGAAGAGATGCAATTCTTTACGCCAAGCCGTCCTGACGATGCTTTTACGCCATTTGTGCAGCAGATGCTGCGAGCGGTGGCATCTGGCGTTGGCTGCTCCTACACCCAGGTATCAAGCGACTTCTCGCAAAGCAATTACAGCTCGTCTCGCCTTGAGTTGCTTGAGACTCGTGCGCACTACAAGACATTGCAGCAGTACATGATCACTGCCTTATGCCGCGAGGTATATGGGAAGTGGCTTGAGATGGCAGTAATGGCAGGCGTTTTAGACCTGCCGGGCTACGACAGCAGCCCCACTAGATACACGGAGAGCAACTGGATGGCACCTGCCTCTCAGTTTGTTGATCCACAGAAAGAAGCATCGGCATACAAGGATTTGATCCGCAGCGGGATTATGACGCTTTCACAAGTGATTGCCTTGCATGGCGGTGACTTTGAGGATCAGATGCGTCAACGGCAGCATGAGCTGGCAACTGCTGATGAGCTGGGCATCGTGCTTGACACCGATCCATCACAGGTATCAAGCAATGGCGTGTCTCAATCGGTGCCAGTGCCACCAACTGAGCACCCCGCAGATCACGACAACGAGGAGGACTAATGGCAAAGGTAGGTGACACCAAGATCAACCTCACGCCAACGGAGGGCATGAGAGCTGAGGCTAGGCGCTACAAAGCGTGGAAAGCAGACGGCAAGCCTGGCGGCACAGAGGTGGCAGCACGCAGGGCCAGCCAGATCCTGTCAGGTGATGAGCTAAGCCCAGACACCGTGATCACCATGGCGGCATGGTTTGCGCGGCATGAAGTGGACAAGCAGGGCCAAGGATTTACACAAGATGAAGACGGTTACCCTTCGCCTGGTCGGGTAGCATGGGCGGCATGGGGGGGTGACCCCGGACAATCATGGAGTGCTATGAAATCAACCGCCATTAAAAACGCAGAAGACCGCGCAATCGAAGAGATTGACGAGGAAGCTGCTGTGGAGGAAACCTATCGCGCTGAGCCCGGCGACCTAAAGGTTGGCGACTTCGTGGAATGGGACAGCAGCGGTGGCATGGCACGAGGCAAGATCACCCGCATCATCAGGGAAGGATCCGCTGATGTACCTGACTCTTCATTCACCATCAACGCAACAGAGGACAACCCTGCTGCCTTGATCCGGGTGTACCGGGAGGATGATGGCAGCTACGAGGAGACTGACCGAATCGTTGGGCACAGGTTTTCAACGCTTACCAAGATCGCAGCGTTGCGCTTCTTGGAAGGCAAGATCCTGACCAGAGCAACAAGCACCGAATTTGCTGAGGCAAATGACCGGCGCTTCACCTTCTCCTTTGCAAGTGAAACGCCTGTAGAGCGGTACTACGGCATGGAGGTGCTCAACATGGATGAAAAATCCATGGATATGGCGCGTCTAAATGACGGCGCTCCACTGCTTTACAACCATGATGTAGACCGCATTATCGGCGTTGTTGAAAGGGCCTACATCAAAAAGAAACGTGCCTATGCCGAGGTAAAACTTGCCAACAACGACCTAGGCCGTGAAATGCAAGAGCTGATTAAGGACGGAATTATCCGCAATGTCAGCTTTGGCTACAAGATTAATGAGATGGAAGAGGATAGGACCACCACCCCGGTGACCTATCGTGCTACCAGCTACCAACCGTTCGAGATCAGTCTAGTTACCGCGCCTGCTGACGCATCAGTTGGCCTAGGCCGTGCCTTCTATCATAATGAAGACACACAAGCGGCTTCAGCCGTCCAGTCAACCCCTAACAACGGAGTTCAAACAGTGGAACAACCTGTCAACCTTGATGCTATCCGCGCTGAAGCTGGCCAAGCTAAAGCGAGGGAATTTGCTGAAATGATTGCCCTTGGGCAACGCACCGGAAACTCTGAGCTAGCTCAAGAGTTTATTTCCAACTCTCGTGGCCTGGACGAACTTCGTTCAGCACTGCTTGAGAAGATGGGCGTGAAAGAAAAGCCCGTCAACCCTAAGGATGCTGAAATTGGCCTCAGCAGTGCTGAGCGCAAGCAGTTCTCCTTCCTTCGTGCCATCAATGCTCTAGCTCACCCCAACAGCATTGAGGCTCAACGGGCTGCTGCTTTTGAGATGGAAGTTAGCCGTGCTGCACAGCAGAAATCCGGCAAGGAGGCTCGTGGCTTCCTTGTGCCTGCTGATGTGCTTGGTTATGGCCGCCGCGACCTGACGGTTGGCTCTGCCTCTGCCGGTGGCGATTTGGTTGCTACTGAGCTGCTAAGCGAAAGCTTCATCGACCTGCTCCGCAAGGCACTTACGTTGCAGACCGCTGGCGCAACTGTGCTCACGGGTCTTCAAGGCATGATTGCTTTGCCTCGGCAGAGTGGCGGCGCGACCGTGTTCCACGTTGCGGAATCCGCCGCGATCACCGAATCAGCTCTGACTGTGGATCAGGTGACAATGCAGCCTCGCACCATTGGTGCGTTGACTGACTACTCAAGGCGCCTGCTGCTCCAGTCCACCATCGACATTGAAAGCCTTGTCCGCCGTGACTTGGCCACTTCAATTGCGATTGAGGTTGAGAACCAAGCTATTAACGGTACTGGCGTGGGCTCTCTGCCTTTGGGCTTCCTGAACACCACCGGCATTAACACCGAATCTGGCTTTACCACGTTCGTTGACTATGTGAACGCGGAAGCTTCCCTGAGCACCGACAACGCTCTGCTTGGCAGCTTGGGTTACATGATGAACGCAGCGCTGCGTGGCACCCTGAAGACGACTGAAAAGTCTGCTACAGGCACCAGCGCCAACTTCATCTACGAGACAAACAACACCATCAACGGCTATCCAGCCTACGTCTCGAACTCGATGCCAAACAGCACTGCGGTGTTTGCCAACTTCAGCGACATTCTGATTGGCTTCTATAGTGGCCTTGACATCATGGTTGACCCGTACACCGGCTCCGCCGCCGGAACTGTGCGTGTGATTGCCATGCAGGACTATGACGTAGCCATCCGTCATCCTGAGTCAATCTGCAAGATGTCCTGATAGCCAAGGAGCAGCCAATGCGTATCCAAATGCTGCGTAGCACCATTGTTGACCTCGTCCAGGTCAGCGTTGGCGACATCGTAGAAACCAGTGACCAAGCCTCTCGTTTGTTAATTGGTATTGGAAAAGCAATGGCAGCTCCTGCTACTCATGAAGTTGTGATTACGGACCAAGAGCCTCAACCTGCTAAACTCACCACCAAACGGAGAAAGACCAATGATCCACAACCTTGGAACTAAAACAACCCTAGGTAGCTTGCTTCCAACCCTGTCTCGTACTGCCAACGCCAACGGCACTGGCTTTGACTTGCAGGGCAGTAATGACGCAGAAGGCGATGCTGTCGTAATCCTTGATTGCGGCGCAGCAACTGCGGGCACAACCCCAACCTACAACGTCAAACTGCAAGACTCGGCTGACAACACCACGTTTACCGACATCACTGGCGCGACTTTTACTCAAGTCACAAGCACGGCCTCGCAGCAAAAGCTCAGCTTCAACGCAAACGACGTTAATCGTTACGTTCGCGCTGTAGCAACCATCGGTGGCACCAGCTCACCTGCGTTTACTGCTTCCGTGACCTTGCTGTTCAGCAAGAAGTACGGCAACTGATCCTAATGGCGATTACAGACACCTTTGCATTTCTTAACACTGACGAATTTGGCGTTACTTGTCAAATTGGTGCAGATCCAAGTTTTGTTGGGATTCTGGATTCGCCAATGGAGCAGCTAGCAGGCGGCATGGCGTTGTCGCGGGAGTATTTGCTTTATGCAAAGACCTCTGATGTCAGCGCCACTGTCCGTGGCAGTGCAATTACGGTTGATGGTGCTTCTTACACGGTCAGGCAAAACCTGCCGGTTGATGACGGTCTATTTAGCGAGCTGCTGCTAAGCAAGGTGTAACCATGGCTGACACACGCCGCGAACTGATCCTTGCAAGGCTTAAGACCAACCTAGACACCATTGCAGGCGCAACGGTCTACAGAAGCCGTGTAGAGCCCTTAGCCCGTGGTGAGGTGCCTGCTGTGATTGTTGAGGCAGTCAGCGATCAGCCAACTGATACAAACTTTTTTGACAAGCTTGATTGGACCTTGCGTGTGCGGATCAGCACCTTGATCCGAGCGGCCATACCTGACGACGACTCCGACACATACACGCAGCAGGTGCATCAAAAGCTGATGGCTGATCAAACAGTCAATGGTTACGCCCTTGACCTGACGCCAGACCGCACAGACTTTGCGCTGTTTGAGGCAGACATACCCTTGGCGATCATCAGCCAAGATTTCGTTGTGCGCTATCGTACAAGCAGAACTTTGCTCACCAGCGCCTAGTGCTATGGCTAAAATTGACAAAGAGGTGCCCACCCCCGGATTAGGCGGCAGTTACTTGTTTGACCCTAAGACCGGAAGCCTTACACTGATCACAGAACCCCCCGCCCCCACTGACAATGGCACTGACTCGCAAGAAGTTCCTAGTAGCGAAGATTGAGAGCACCTACGGGACAGACCCAGTGCCTGTTGGAGGCAGTAACGCAATTCAAGTCTCCAACGTCGAAGTAACGCCGATTGAATCTGAGAATGTGCAGGCTGCTGCATTTCAAGGTTTTATTGGTGGTAGCACCCGTGGCACCTTGGTGGCCAACAAGCGCGTCAGCATCACTTTTGATGTAGAGCTTTCTGGCTCTGGCACCGCAGGCACACCTCCAGCTTTTGGGGCACTGCTTAAGGCAGCCGGTTTGTCCGAGACTATTGTTGTAAGCACAAGCGTTACTTACGCTGGTGTCAGCAGCAGCTTTGACAGTGCCACTCTGTACTGTTTTTACGATGGCACCCGTCATAAAATCACAGGTGCTCGCGGGACCGTCAGCTTCAGCATGACTGCTGGTCAGTTTGCCGTTGCTAGCTTCCAATTCATTGGTATTTACAACGCCCCTGACAGCACAGCATTGAGCGGCACCTTTACTGTTGCCAACCAAGCTGCTGCTATTGAGGTTAATGACACGAACGTGACGACCTCAACCTTCCATGGTGTTGCTTCTAGCCGGATCGAATCCTTTGATTTGGCCTTAAACAACGAGCTGCTTTACAAAGAAACAACTTCCAACCAAGAGGTGTTGATTACAAACCGTGCCCCTGGTGGCACCGCTGTGATTGAAGCGCCTGCAATTGGCACAACCGATTTCTTTGGAAAAGCAGTTGCATCGGCCACTGGCAGCACCAGCCTTGTGCTGAGCGGAGGCGCTGGTAACATTGTCACTGTCAACGCGCCGCAAACGGACATCACTGGTTGCGCTTACGGCGACACCAATGGTGTTATCTCGTTGTCAATGCCGTATTTGGCTCTGCCAACTACCGCTGGCAACAACGAGGTTTCTGTGGTATTCACCTAATTCTCATGGCTTTTGTTCTAAAAAAAACCGCGTCTTACAAGTGGCCGATCAAGGTAGAGATACCTGTTGACGGCGGCAAGTTTGAAACTCAAACGTTTGACGCGGTATTTAAAAAGATGAGCCGCAGCGCCTTCAACAAAACAGTTGATGAAGGCGACGATGCCTTGATTGATGCCATCCTTCAAGGGTGGGATGGAATCAAGGACGAGGACGGCAAGGACGTCCCTTTCACGGAAAAATCAAAAAAGGAGATCTGTGACGATCATGCAATTGTGAAGGCCTTGATCTCGGCATACGCTGAGAGCATTATGGGGGCGCCAGCAAAAAACTAAAAGACGCCGCTAAGCATTGGGCAACTGGCGGTGTTATTGACGAGCGGGAATCTGACCTTAAGGGGCTTGGCATAAGCCCTGAGCAGATTCCTGCTGCTTCCTTGGAACCCCTTGAGAATAATTTTGAAGTCTGGGAAGACAACTGGGACATTGTCATGATGTTCATGCGCCTCCAGACCCAATGGAATGTCACCATGGGAGGCTATGTAGGCTTGCGGTATGAGCCGCTTCAGTGGCTATGCGGTCTATACTTGGTTAAGGACGTGCCAACCATGTTCGAGGGCATCCAGATCATGGAAGCCTCAGCCCTAAGCCAGTTGAACGGGAAGTAATGGCAAACGAAGCGACAATCCTCCGCATCAGAGCCCAGGTTGAAAACCTGGAAGGATTGAATCGCGCTCGTTCGGCCGTAAGAAATTTTGCAACTGAATCGAAGGCAGCCAGCAACGACCTTGACAAGCTAAGGTCGATGTTCAAGGAGCTTGGCTCTGAATCAATTCGTTCTGTTAATAATCTTAAGAATTACCGCACCGGCCTTGATGCACTGCGGCAATCGGCGGAAATTGGCAGCACGACATTTAAAGAACTGACATCCGAAATAAGACAGCTTGACAACGAACTTGGATCTCTGCAAGGCAAGCAAACTCAAGTTGCACAAGAATTCAACAAGATTACTACTGCAACAAATGCTGCAATTGCCGCACAACGCACTTACAGCGGTTTAATTCGCAACCCATTGACCGGTGGATATAGTATGCCACCAGTCCAAACCCCAATGGGTGGCAGGTTATTGCCTGCCGCGCAAGGATTTGATTTCACGGCTCAGGACAGTCGTATTCAAGCTCAAGCTGCAGAAGCATCGGCACAATCGGCCAGAGATGCACGCCGTAGAGCAAAAATGCAAGAATTGTCCAATTACAGTGGCACAACAATTGGTGCTCGCGATCCAAACACTGGTGCATTAATTGCTGGTGGTTCTGGGCCATTCCAAAACGTTGGTACGCAATACAATCGACCAGCCGGTCCTCAGCCTGCTCCAGTTCGCTCTAGGGCAAATTTGGGAAGGCTTGGCCCAACTGCTGGAGCCATTGCTGCCGCAGGTGTTTTTGGTGGCCCTGAAGGCTTGATTGGTGCCGGCATTGGCGCATTTGGCGGCCCAGGCGGCGCATTGGCTGGTGGCGCCATGGGCGCACAAGTTAACATAATCCGTCAGCAGCTAAGCGGCGTTGCTAATTACACCAAAGAATTGAATCTTGCCAAGATTACATTGGCGCAAGCATCAACCGGGCAAGAAGACTACAACAAAAATTTGCGCATTGCTCGACAAATTAGCACGGATTACACGGTTGGGTTAAAAGAAACAATTCAAGGTTATTCGCAAGTTTCGGTTGCAGCAAAAGCCAATGGTTTAACTCTTAAGGATACGGAAAACATCTATCGCGGTGTTGTTGCGGCTGGCACTGCGTTTGGTAAATCGCAAGAAGACCTTGATGCCATCGTGAGGGCAACCGTCCAGGTGCTGTCTAAGGGCAAGCTTTCCGCTGAAGAACTACAAGGTCAAATCGGTGAGCGGTTGCCAGGTGCAGTAGCAAAATTTGCAGAAGCAACAGGTCGCAGTTTGCCGCAGCTTGCAAAAGACCTTGAAGATGGCAAAGTCAACATCGCTGACTTTGTCAAGTTCACCGAAAAACAAGTTCAGAATTACGATGAAATTGCAAAGATTATTGGCGCAAGCCCTGAGAAAGCAGGTGAGCGGTTAAAGCTTGCATTGGATACTGCTTCAGAGAATTACGGCGGATTCTTTTTAAAGATCTCGGTCATGTTCTCGGACAGTATGACCAAGCTTGTTTCTTGGTTCAATCAAAATTCCGAAATAATACAGCGCGTTGTTTATTTGTATTATAGGTATACCAAAGCTATTTCTGATTTTGTTCAGGTCCCTTACCAGGCAATTCGTGCAGCAGGCAAATCCTTAAGAGAATACTTTAGCAGTCTTTTCCCTGCGTTTGATAAGATTATTAAAATGTCGGAAATTGCTGCAAAAATGCAAGGGAAGAAAATCTTTAAAAGTGCAACTGATAACTACAAAGATTTGTTTCCAGAATTTAACCCTTCTGCCAACATGTTTGGCAAGGATAGCAAACAAGCTCGCGTTGGCGACACAGTTGGTGGTGACGCTGAAAAACCAAACAAAGCTGCAGAAAACGCAGCCAAGCGTCTTGCTGACAGAATAAAAGAACAATTAGCCAATGCCGACAAGCTGTTTTCATTAGAAACTGCACGACTTGATATTACTCTTGCCGCAACCAAGCAAGAAGAACTTGAGGCTAAATACAACAAAGTTATTGTTGAACGCAGGGAAAAATACCTTTCTTTGCAGAAAAACGCAGTAAGCGAACAAGAAAGAATGCGCATTGCTGAAGCGCAATCAGTGGCAATTATTGCAGATCATCAAACGTATCTTGGTGAAATCAACAAACTTATGCAAGAGCAAACCAAAGAGCTTTACGCTCAAGTTGGCCTATCAGCCACATTAAATAAAAACCTTCAAGCCGCTTTTGCTGGAGCTTTTACTGGTGGCACTGCGACCGGTACATTCCGCACTGACGTTGACCTGATGCCTGGCTTGACGGGTGGAAAGCTTGGCAGCAAGATGGAGGAGCTAAAAAAGAGCCTGGCGGATCTGCAGGATCCCATCAATCAGGTACTGGCGGGCGCCCAAGCAATTGGTGAGGCTTTCTCCACCTCCTTTAAAGGGTTGATCGACGGATCAATGTCTGCGCAGCAAGCCTTGGCCGGTTTCTTCAAAAACATTGCCAATTATTTCCTGGACATGGCCAGCCAGATGATCGCCAAGTACATCCAGATGCAGATCATAGGATTAGCGCAGAAATTGCTGCCTGGTATGTTTGGTGGCATCTTTGGCGCTAGTGGGCCGCCTGACCTTTCAGGCTCTGCGATCAGCGTGCCCAACCAATACAGCTACGGCTTAGGCCCGAATATCTTGGCCTCTGCCAACGGCAACGTCTTCGCGCAGAACGGCATCATCCGCTACGCCAAGGGTGGCATCGTAGACCGGCCAATGGTGTTCCCGTTCGCCAAGGGCATCGGGCTCATGGGTGAGGCTGGCCCTGAGGCGATCATGCCCCTGCGTCGTGGCCGTGACGGCAATCTAGGCGTGATGAGCAGCGGTGGCGGCACTACTAACGTGGTCGTCAACGTTGACGCCTCAGGCAGCAGCGTGGAAGGTAATCAATCACAAGCTAAGGCACTTGGTAATGCAATCAGTGTTGCAGTACAATCAGAGCTGGTGAAGCAGAAGCGTCCCGGAGGCTTGCTCGCATAATGGCTACCTTCAATGACGCCACCGTAGGCACTAGCACTGGCGGGACTACGCCTGATTTTGGACTAACAAAGAAAAGCCAGCCTGCCGTTAGCACAACAAAGTTTGGCGACGGCTATGAGCAAAGAGCTGTTTTTGGCTTAAATCAAAGTCCGAAAGAATGGACCTTGGAATGGTCAAACAGAACCAATGCGGACATTGCCGCAATAGAAGCATTTTTTGAAAGTCAAGACGGTACAACATCTTTTACATGGACACCGCCAGACGATGCCAGCTCATACAAGTTTGTTGTGTCTAGCTGGAACACGCAGTTTAATTATGCAGGCATTGCCACCTTAAGTGCCACCTTCCGCGAAGTATTTGAACCTTAATGGCATACGCATCCTGGGCCGCCACAAACTCCTATGCCGTTGGCAACATCGTCCGCGCCACTACGGTGCAGGACTTTGGCCTGGTGTTTCAATGCACCACGGCAGGCACGTCAGGCGCCACGCAACCGGCATGGCCAACGCTGATTGATGGCACGGTTGTTGACGGTGGCGTTACATGGACGGCGATCAGCGCGGTATATGAAGACCTCAGTGTGCTGGCGCCTAATGCCATTATCGAGCTATTTCAACTGCATCTTGATACCACGTTACATGGCAGCAGTGCTATTTATTATTTCCACAATGGTGTCAATGCTGCGGTAACTGGCAACATCACATGGAACGGTCAAGCATATGTACGCTTATCGCTTGAGGCAACTGGCTTTGATTACTCAAGCACCGGAAGCTTACCGCGTCCTTCGCTGACTGTTAGCAACATTGGCAGCAGTATTACTGCATTGCTGTTGCAAGTCAACCTGATTACGGCGGGCAATGATCTTGGCGGTGCAAAAGTTGTCCGCATCCGCACGCTAAAGAAATACCTTGACGGTGCGGCTGGGGCAGATCCGCACGCTAAGTTCCCTGATGAGATCTGGTATGTGGATCGCAAGGCAAACGAAAATCGCGCAGCAGTTGAATTTGAACTAGCCAGTAAGTTTGATCTTGTTGGTGTGATGCTGCCACGGCGGCAGATCATTGCAAATGTATGCCAGTGGGCTTATCGCGGTGGTGAGTGTGGATACAATGGCACTGACTACTACGACATCAACGACAATAAAGTAACAGCAAGCGGCAGCGATGTATGTGGCAAAAGATTAAGCAGTTGCAATGTACGCTTCACACCATTCACGCTTGCTGGTACTGTGACCAATGGAAGCACATCAATGACTGTAGAATCGTATTTTAATTTTAACGTAGGCCAGGCGGTGTCTGGATTAGGCATCCCGTCTGCAACCACAATCAGCGCCATCGTTGATGCCACCACGCTGACATTAAGTCAAGCTGCAACGATGACTACATCGAGCACCAAAACGGGCACTGTATCAACAAGCAACGCAACGGTAGTAGTTTCAAACAACACCGGCATCAGCGTAGGCCAAGCAGTAACTGGAACATACATACCAGCCAGCACAACCGTAACAGGCATTGCAAGCACAACAGTCACGCTGAGCAACAGGCCGCATTCAATCGCTCGGGCAGGGACTTATGTCCCGACGACCGAGGAATACTTTTACGGTGACGAGTATAGTGGCTACGGCCAAAGAACAATACTAATTGCTCAGCAAATTAACATAGACACAACCGGCCTATCTGCCGGGATGATTGTATTTGGCAGTAACGGCATTGATACAACCATTGCATCTGTAGGCTCTGGCGTTATTTATCTTAATGGGTACGGTGACTTGTATTTCGATCAGGTTGGTGTGCAGTTATACTTCTTGCCAGCTTCACCAGGTTCTGCAACCTACACCTTCACGTCAAACGCAAAGTACACCTTTCGCACACCGGACACGGCATTACCATTCGGTAGTTTCCCTGGAGCGGGGCTATCCAAATGAAGCTAACCGAAACACTTGAAACAGAAATCCTAGAGCACGCACAAGCTGAGGATCCACGCGAATGCTGCGGCCTAATCGCAGTGGTCAAAGGTCGGCGCCGTTACTTCCCGTGCCAAAACATTGCAGCCACACCAAGCGAGCATTTTGTTCTGAGTGGTGTGGATTATGCACAGGTTGAGGATCAGGGCGAAATCGTGGCGGTTGTTCACAGTCACCCG